AAAGCCATAGAATCCAAGTCCTGGTAAAAATTTGAAATGTATGAAGTATTGTATTTTTTGTTTTAAATTATCACCAACATTAAAGTTTCTTCTGATAGCTAGAATTTGACGAGAATTTTCTTCAATTGTTACAATGTAAGGAAGTTTAATTCCTGTGGGCTCACCATCTTGTCCTCTATCTTCAAAACCTTCTAAATCTAAATTTATATGGCATTCAATTAATGTAAAAACATCTTCTTGTTTACCTTTACGTATTCCTTCTAATTGTCTTTCTTTTTTATCTAATGAACTCTCTGGAACATCTCCTGGTTCTCCTAAATCAACATCTTTATAAAATCCAGATACTTGTTGTTTACGTAATTCATTTTCTGATACTTTGATTATATGCATGATTGCTTCTGCATCATCTAAAGAAGTTGCTGAATAAGGAACTACTAAATCTTCTGCAGGTACAAATTTAGATACTGCTCTTTGTAATAATGAATCATAATAAACTTTCTTAAATGTAGATCCTGATAATGGTAAATAAAATAACATTTGATCAAACTCTGGTTCATACTCTTTCATGATATCCATAATTTGATAGTTCATAAAATCTTTAACACGATTAGCTTGATCTTCTTTTTCTCTTGTGTTTATTCCTATAACTTGAGTTCTAACTGGTCCTTCAGCTGGTAATAACTCTTTGTAAGCTAAAGATTGAAATTGAGTTACTGCTTCTGCAAGAACTGGGTGAGTAGCTCCTGATGCTCCTCTAAATGGTTGGGTTCTTCTTTCATACTTAAATCCTAAAAGGTCTAAACCATCTGTGTAAGTTTTTTCCCAATCTTGTCTTGATGATTTGTACTGTGAATAGTTTTCGTAAAGTTCTTCTCCCAATGGATCTACAACATCATCAGGTAATAGTACGGCTAAATTATCAAAATGATTTTGTGAATGAGCTTGATTAAAAGCTCCGGGTTCAAAATTAATTTCAACTCCTCCATCTTCAGTGTGAGTTATTTCTGTGTTAGCTGGATCCGGAGCACTTGAAGCTTCTAGCTCTTGTTGTTCAAGTTCTTTCTGCCCAGGTATCTCTATCGTATTCCTAACTTCGTTTGGAAGTGCTTTGTCTATTGTTGCCATTTAAATTCCTTGAGCTTACTATAGTAACCTTTTTAGTGGGAACATTCAACCCCTGTGGATTTGGCCCTCTTAAAGGTGGTATAGTTGTTGTTAATTTTTTCATTAATAATAAATCTTATTATCATCTACGGATGTTGGTTCATCTATATAGTCTTCTGGATGTGAAATCAAGCCACCTTGACGGAATCTCATAACAGCTTGGGTCATTGAATCTACAAGGTCATCATGATCTCCAAAAGGGAAAGCAGCACATTCTTCAATAACTTCTTGTGCAAATTGTTTAGATTTAGGAGCCCATATCATTCCTGATTCAAATAAAGGAGATACAGCATTAACACGTGAATGTTTATCATTACCTTTAGATGGTGAAAAATTTACAACGGGTATACCCATTCGTCTAAGTTCATATGTCAATGGAAGTCCTGAAGCTTTAGCCTCAACTAATACCGTATCTGGATTCCAGTAGTTATATTGTTCGTGGGCCAAGCGTCTTAGTTCAGGGAACTCCAATCGTTCTTTCCTTGCATCTAATAAAATTAAATTTTGTGGTGAGTCTTCATTCATTCTAAATATACCCCATGTAGTGATTGCTGAATAATCCGCAGTTTCTTTTTTCATGAACGCCGTATCATAAGATTGAATAACATGTTCTAAAGGTGGAATATATTCTTCAGTCCAATCTCTCCACCATTCCCTTTTAATTAATGATCCTTCTTCAGAAGTTGGGTCTTGCATATACTGAGCATTCCATTTTGAAACACCTGCTGATGCTTTAACTGCAAGTAAATCTTCTAGCTTCCAATACTCAGGCCATACAGGTTTTCCACTTGGTAAGATTGCAGGAAATTCTACTACCTCCCATTGGTCCGCTTTTTCTTCTGCTGCTTGGGCCTTGATTAATTGTGCTGTTAAATCTTTTGTTGACCATCGAGTCATAACTAAAACTATACGTCCACCCGGTTGTAAACGTTGACGAGGTCCTGAAGTATACCACTCGTATGCTTTTTCAAATGCAGTTTGTGAATAAGCATCTTGCTCTGAATGGGGATCATCAATGATAAGTAAGTCAGCACCCCTACCGGTTACTGCACCTTGGACCCCGACAGCAAAGTATTCACCACCTCTATCAGTTTCCCATCTACCAGCAGCTTTTGAATCTTCTTGTAATCTTGTATCAAATATTTCTCTATACTCAGGTGAATCAATTAAATTTTTTGTCTTACGTCCAAATCTTACCGCAAGTTCTGCAGTATGGGTTGCTTGGATTATTTTTAATTTAGGATCGTTTCCAATCATCCAAGCAGGTAGAAAGTAGGAAGCAAATTCAGATTTAGTATGCCTAGGGGGCATATTAATAATTAATCTTTTTAATTCACCAGTTCTTAATCTATTAAATTTATCTGATATAGTTTTGTGATGGGTCCCCTCTATAAAATCTGACCAAATATATTTTACAAATGTTAAGAAATCAGAACGAATAGATTTATCTTTTACCTTCTTAATCTTAGCTAAAAAATCTAATTTTAATTGCTTTCTAATTTTAGGATCAGCAATATTGTTTACATTCTTTATTTTTTTAATATCTAGCATAATATCTTATTATGGTACCTTAAATAAGTTTATACCCCACCCGGGTGTGTAAATCCAGCACTAAAGGGTAAGCTCTGGGTCCCCTTTTTTTGTTTTACCCTCTCCCCCCCTCTTAGAATAAAAGTAAATTCAGAATCCATTGGGAGTTCATTGGGGTGGGACCCGCCCGCATGTATTTAGTAGTGTGGCAAATAAGTCACGCTATATGTAGTGGTATGTTGGGGTGGGACCCGCCCGCATGTATTTAGTACCGTTGCATATATGTCACGCTATTAGTAGTACCGTGAGCCTTGAGCCCTGCGACAATATGTCGCATTGACTTTATCAAATCATTTGATCCACGAATTAAGAACCTTAATAAATTTAGTTGTTGCGTTATTATTTATATAAGATAATGTAGGAGATGATTAGTTAACCTTGTTATGTAGACTGATCACCTAACAACTAAACAAGGAGCAAGGAACATGACTAAATATGTACTTCAAAGATTTGAAGAGCAAAATGGAGATTTCCATTATGTTCATCAATATCTTTATGACAAAAAGTCTTATGATAAAATGAGTGAAATTGAATTATTAAACTCATTCTTTTGTACAGGCTTGACTGAAGAAAATAAAGATGGAGATCAATACTGGGATGGCGGCAGATTAGTTTGGCTTGGTTCCGGTGATGATGTCACTGAGGCGGAATATAAAGTTTTAAATAAATTTATTTAACTAACTTGGAGCCCTGTTCCTTTATACAGGGCTCAAGGATAGTTAACACTATCATAACCAACAAAGGAGCAAGGACAATGACTACTTTAACTGATAAAATAAATAACTTTGTAGAGAATGATGATCTACAATCTATTGAGCATGCTTTCAATTCTGGTTGTCATCCTATTAAAGAACCAAGAATAGATTTGTGGACTGGAAAGTTTTTAGGTTATGAAACTATCTGGGTTGATACTAAAGAAATTAATAAAGAGTATTATGATAACCTTTCAAGTGATTGTCAGTCTTATGTTCAACAGTTAGATCAATATAAATCTTTAAGTTATGATGATGTAATAATTGCTTACGATAAAAATGTAGATAAATATCTTTTAAGTATTGGAAAGCATGACAGCCAGATTTATGAACTTGATAATACTGGTAAGATAATCGGTTTTAAAAAGAGTTATTGTTCATAAAAATTTAATTAACTTATAACGCCTTTAAATAGGCGTTATGGGATAGTTAACACTATCATAACCAACAAAGGAGCAAGGAACATGTTAACACAAGAAGCAATAGTAAAAGTAAATGGTAGACCTATATCGGATATAAACGATTACATGCGAGTATTAAAACTAGAAGTAAAAGACTTGAAAGCTATTTGGGAAAAAGAAGCCCGTGAAATGCAAAATGCGCTTGGCAATAGCTTTAAGGTAGAAATACAATGTAACAAAGTATCTCGATGGAATACAGACAATATATATAAACAATTATACAAAATAATAGTTAAAAAAGTTTAACTTTCCCCTAAACATTGCCCGTATCATTACGGGCAATGGCTCCCTATAATATATAATCTAATCTATCCGCCCACAGGCCGAGCTCCAGGAGCCAGCAAGCAGGCTTATATTTTTTTATTTCTCCGGGTGGGACCCGCCCACATGCACTTACCACGGGTGCGACAATATGTCGCATTGACATGATTAATTAATCTGATCTAGATATTCCTGAACCTTGGGCCAGGATTCAGCAACCGGGGAACATGGCTCACGAACCTTTAGTTTTAATATGTCTGATCCCTCATAAAGTTTTATGGAACAAGGACCGAGGGCTTTTTGC